CCCAAATTGTTCCAGCGGCGTGGGGTACTTCTATATAGATGCCACCCCCTCCCCCCGTACAAAAAATTACAAAAACGCATAGAGAAAAATAGAAAATCGCCACAAAAAATTTTATAAAAAAATTGTAGATCAATTATTGCTCCCCTATAAATGATGGCATATAAATGCTGGCATTATAATTACACCAAATTCTCTATAAGGATTTACTTCGGTCAGGAAAAATTTCTATACCATCCTATTGGAGCTGGCATTCTAAATGCTGGTATATTATTAGGCTTATGATTTGATAGAATATAGATGGATCCAAAACAGGTCCACTCCTTGGTTATACCCCACAGCGGTGCCCACCCCCTCTGTGGGGTTTTCCTTTTTAGTTGTATACTATTCTTATGGCTAAAACAGACTATACCTCGGTGGAACAAAAACTAAAGATGGTGGCGTCTCAGATGATTGCTGAGCGGGCTAAGGTGGATTTGTTTTATTTTTGTAAGTATGTGCTGGGCTATGGTGAAGTGATGGATGCTAGAGTCCATGGTCCCCTCTGCCGGTCATTACGGACCTTGTTGTTTTACCAGAACCCAGAGGATGCTTTGAAGTATGAGTTCCCAAGTGATTATGGGATTGAGGAAATTAGCGGCGTTCCTATGGAAGAGCAGATGCCCAGTGAGGAAGCGAAGACGGCGTTCTGGGAATGGGAAGAGCAGTTCGAGCCACGGGTCGCAGAAGGCGCTTCGGTCTCAGATAAGCTCGACATTACACTAACCAACCTACTGGCGCTCCTCCCCCGAGGTACGCTTAAGAGTTCGATTATCACGATTGGCTTTGCGATGCAGTGGAACTTGAATTTTGGTGAGGACCGCATACTGATTGATTCGGAAGTGTTTGAAAAGAGCAAGGGGTTCTTGGCTGAGATCAAGGGGCACTATCAAGATACCCAAGGGTTGAGGGATGTTTACTTCACGATTTATGGGAAGTACCCCGACGAGAAGAAAACGCAATATAACCCTGAAGGTACTGAGGTATGGTCCACTGAAAAAATAGTTTTGACCTCTAGGACTAGAGGTAGAAAAGAGCCGACCATCGATTGTAGTGGTATTGGTGTGTCGAAAAACGGTATGCACTATGACCTGATTATTATGGACGACCTTCACTCGGAGCAGAACACTAAGACCTCGGAGCAGATCGAGGTGGTCAAGGAACATTACAAGCTGATGTTCTCCCTACTCGAACCCGGCCATCCCGCCGTGGTCGTTGGTACTCGCTGGAACTATAACGACCTGTACCAGATGATTATTGATGAGGAGAAGGAAGAATTTAATTTTATTACCCGTAGTGCTGAATCGTTTGATGGCAATTTGTTTTACGAGAAACGGTTGAATAAGAAGCAGCTCAATACCTTTCGCAAGAGACAGGGAGCTTACCTCTATTCGTGTCAGTATCTAAATAACCCAGTGGATGATGAGACTGCCACCTTCAAGAAGAGTATGTTCGAAAAGCATATTAGTTTGGATTCTGTTGACCGGCCGATAAATTGGTACGGTCTTGTGGACCCAAGCTGGAAGGGTGAATACTCTGACTATGCAGTGATTATGATTGGCGGCATGGATTCCCGTGGTGAGATCTATGCTCGATATATCTACAGGGCCAAGATGACCTATGGTGAGATTGTTAAAAAGATGTTTGAGGTTAATGCTATGTTTGCCCCCAAGCAGTGGTTGCTAGAAACGATTGCTACCCAGAAGTCGATTCAATATTTCTTGGAGCAGGAGCAGAAGCGCCAAACAACCCTACTCCGAGTCCGTGAAATTCGAGGAGTGCGTGCTCAGAAAGAAGAGCGTATAATGGCCTTAGCTCCTTATTATGAATTGGGTCGAGCTCACCACCTCCGAGACTGTCCACAGATTGAGGTGCTTGAGTCAGAACTTATGAACTTCCCTCGCTCAAAATACGACGATGTGTCGGATTGTTGGGCCGGTATATTGGAGATTGCAACTCCTCCTAGTGGTGTTGTATTATCTAAAGAGAAAAGCGATAAGCGGAAAGAATATTTGAAAATGCTTAGCAAACCGAAATCACCAATGGTAGGATACTAACATGAGCTCAATGGACCCAAAGACACAAAATGCTGACGTAGGTTCCTTTAAGCATGATTACCGTGGCAAAAAAGAAAATGCTAACGCTGTATTGTCCACCAAAGGTGACGGCAAAGTCTACAACTACAAGCCTGCTGGCAAAGATACCCGTGAATGTCGCAAACGAATTTGGGACCGCTACACCGCAATGAAAGATCACCCGCTTCGCAAAGAGGCGGAAAAGCGCTGGGACCTTGGCGACAAGATGTACCGTATGTGGGCTCCCGAACGAGACCCAGATGACTGGCGTGCAGACATCGTTTTACCTGATGGATTCGCTGCTGTGCAAACCCACATGCAGGAAACCGTCACACTTCGCCCTCGCCCAACGCTTGACCCAGTAGAAAGCTCGGACGAGACATTGCAGTATTATGTTAATCACATTTACCAGTACGCCATGGACAAGACCGACTTTGATATTGAGACCTACAAGGCTCGAAATACCTCCGGTATTCGTGGCGATGCGTACACAAGGGAAGAATATCGCTATGAAAAGCGCACCATTCAGGACCCTGTATCTGTAGAAGATGGTGAAATTAAGTACAAAGAACGAGAAGTTATTGATTATGATGATGTCTACACCCGCTGGGTAGACAACTTTTCAGCGTTTATGGACGAAACTGTTGATGATCCTAAGTATTCCAAGGACTGTATCTTCCGTGAAGTGCTTAGCTATGACGCTTTTAAGGATGCCTACGAAGGTAAACCCGGATTCAAAGACGTTGATAAAGTGGTTGCTGCCTCTAATGTCCCTAAAAATGCTGGGTTCTTCAAGCTTGCAGAGGACATGACCGGTGAAGATGTAGAGATTCTACACTACGAGAACCGCCTGACCGACTCATATGACGTACTTGCTAACAATGTCATCATTCGTGATGGTCCATTGCCATCAAAGCACAAGGAATTATCGATTGATAAGTGGACATTCTACCCAATACCCGGCCAAGTATACGGTTTGGGTATACCTCAAATCATCTACACGCTAGTAGAAGAGCGCCGTACTGGTCGCAACATGAGCTCCGACCGTAACAAGATGGGCATCCACAAGATGTTCCTCGTTAATGACCTCTTCGATCTTGATGAAGATGACCTCGTACCACGCCCACACGGTTTAATTAAGGTAAACACCAACGGTTTGCCTATCACTCAGGCTGTAGCACCCCTTGAATACGGGGATGTACCGGGCTCAAGCCTCCGATTTGACGACTCACTCCTTATGGAAGAGCGCCGAGCCCACGGTATGGACGACCGCCCAGCTCAGACTGCCGGTGGAACGGCCACAGAATCAGCCATTATTAGTGAAGCCGCTCAAAAGCGCATCAACCTCATCAATACCTTACAGAACTGGACCACATTGAAGTCCATTGGCCAGAAAAAGTGGAGCAACATCCAGTTCTTCTACCCTGCTGGTCGCATGGAAGAGGTTATGCAAGACAATGAGTGGAAGAAAAAGACTGTTTACCGCACCATCAAGGTTGAAGGCCGTGAATTTAAGATTATGGGCGACCCAGCTAAGGGTGAAGAGTCCCGTTTGATACATGCTCCTTACGATGGCTCTACCCGAATCAAGCTTGACCCTACATTTGCCCGCTACATGGAAGGTAACTACGACATTATCGTCAATGCAAGCAGTAATATCAGTGAATCCGCAGCCGTTAAGTTCGGCCGCACCAGTGAAATGATTATGGGCCTCAGCTCTAACCCAATGTTTGCTCGATACTTCTCTGGCGAGAAGACTGTTAAGCGATTACTTAACCTTGCCAACGAAGATCCAAAGGATTGGATGCCTGCTGACGGTATGACCGAAGGTGATATGCGTGGATTGGCTGAGATGGAGAACGGACTGATTGCTTCAATGGCTCAGACCGGCAAGATCATGCAGCTCCCACCAACTCCGGGTGCAACCGAAGCACACACAGAGGTTCACTTAGACTTCGCTAATAGTGCTGAGTTCAAGGCGTTACCACAACCAGTACAAGATGTACTCACAAACCACATTGCAGGTGAGCATGAAGCTAACCCGAATACCGGTTCAATGGCTGACCAGATGAAGAAACTTGGTATGGGTGGTGCTGAAGGTGCAGTTGAAGACGCCGCTATGGGCGAGGCTCCAACAGGTGGCGATGTAGTGCCTCCGGGGATGCCCGGCGGCCCTGCCCCTGAGACCATTTCACAACCCGGAACTACTAACGGTGGTGATGTAACTGCTGGAAATGTTGCATAACCACTATGACTTGGGGTATTATCTGATTATGAGTGACACTAAAGAGTTGAAGCTCGGAACATTAAGGCTCACCGACGCCGAGAAAGAAGCTATTGCCGAAATGGTTGATAGTGATGGATTCAAGGTATGGAAGAAAAAAGTAATGCCCAATCGTGAAGTAAAGATTGCTGGCACTGCTCTTTCTGCTGTCGATGAAAATGGCTTATGGTACGCTAAAGGCATGTCATTCGAGAACGGTAAGCAAATTACCGAGCTTGAGAACATTGCTCGTGAGTACAATAAGAATCAGGACCCCGACGACTAAGGTTATTATCAACTACTTTAAGAGGCACTTAGAGTAGTCGTAGTAAACTTAACCTCCGCCCGCAGACCAAATCTGCTAGTTTGAATAAAAACAGACGAATGCGAAGAAAGGATTTCACATGCCAAAGCCCGATGAAACAGTAGTCAACCCTGAAGAGGATGACGCAACTAAGATTCAATCTGTAGTAGAAAACGCACAAGCGGAAGACGAAAAGATTAAATCCGATGCCGATTCTGATGAAGACGAAGACTCTGATGAGGAGGATTCTAACGACGATGATGATTCTTCTGATGAAGACGATTCCGAGGATGACAAGTCCGATGACGATGACGACAAAAAAGATGATGACTCAAAGAAGAAAGAATCTGCGGAACGAAAGTTCAAAAACCTTGCGTCTGATGACGATGGTGAGTACATTAGCAATCTTGAAAAGGCATATGAGAACAGTTCTTCTGAAGCCATTCGCTTAAACACCGAACTTGGCAATACTCAGAGGCGAGTCAATGCGCTTATGCAGGCAGTTGGAAGTGACCCAGAGCTAGCAGAACGCCTAAACAAAGCCATGACTGGTACCGGTTCATCTTCTGGTGATGATGACACGAAGGATGCTGGTCCCGCCCCCACCGACAACCCCTTTACTGTTAACGCTCAGACTGAGTGGCAGCAGAAAAGTGCTAAGGAAGTGCAAGAGATTATTGATGCCAACCCCGAGCTATTATCAGATCCAAAGTTGAACGAAGATGTTCGGCATTGGATGGAGGTGCTTTCCGCAGAGGAGTATAAGAAGCACAAGCGACTTATGACCGGTGGTGAAGCCATGGAGGGCGCTATGCGTTTGCTAGGAATAGCAGACAAGCGTAGCAAACAAGATGTTGCCTCTAAAGCTAAGGATCTTGCGGCACCGTCCCGACCGCAAACATCGAAGAAACCCAAGGCTCAAACCAAGGGTGTCTCAGATGCAGCTTACAAATTTGGTGAGCTGATGGGCGTCTCGAAAGAGAGCGTAGACAAATACGCAAGTTAGTAAATTTAATTTAATCGGAGATTCTAACGATGGCTTCATACAACGAAAATCTTGGTTCTGTTGATGGCGACACCAACGGAGCAAGTCGTGAATATGCAGTTAAAAGCGGTGACACCGTAACAGTTGGTGACTTAGTTTACCTAACTGCCGGTCGTGTTACTAGCGCATCTGTTGCGGGTGTTCGACTCTATGGTCAGGTTGTTGGCGTTCAAACCAATGATCTTACGACTCCGGGGTTCCGAAATACTGCAACTGGTAACGCTGGTGGTACCGTTAAAGTTCTTGTTAGCGTGAGTGAAGACGACCGCTACCTATTAAAGAACGATAACTTGGTCACTACATTTGCTGCTACTCATGTCGGTACTTACTTTGACTTAATCGGTGCTACAGGGGCTCAACTGGTCGATACCTCTACTACTAGCACCACCGGACAGTTGCTATGTATTGCATACAACCCGGGTATTCGTGGAACTGATAATACTTATGGTATTTTCAAGATCTCCGAACATCAGGACAGCATCTAGCCCGTAATAACAACTAATGGAGATTTAATACTATGGCTGAAGTACGACCAAAATGGGTGAATGCCCTTGATCCTACCTTCCGTGCTATTTTCCACGAGACTGAAAACTCGTTCGAAACTATGTACGACAAGATCTTCCACGTCATGAACTCTACCAAGGCTTTCGAAAAAGATACCGCTCTTAGCGGCATCGGCCAACTGGAAGAGGTGAATGAGCTTGGTGCTATTCCTTACGAGGATGCAACACCGGGTTGGGATGTCACTTACGTTCACCGTAAGTTCGCTAAAGGTCGCATGGTCTCGCAAGAGATGATTGACGACGAAAAGTTCAACATGATTCAGCGCCTTCCAAAGTCACTCGCAACTGGAAAGATGCGAACCTTTGAGCAAGCTGCTGCTGACGTGCTAAACTACGGCTTTACCGCCGGTGGTGGTGGACTCGCAACCTTTACTGGTGGCGACTCACTAGCATTGTTCTCTACTGCTCACGTTAACCGTGACGGTACAGTGACCCAGAGTAACAAGATCACAACGGCCTTGTCTCAGACTTCTTTGCAGGCAGTCATTACTGCAATGAAGACTCGTCGTGACAGCAAGAACCAAATTATCACGTTTAGCCCTGATACTTTGATTGTTCCACCTGCACTAGAGTTCACTGCTCGTGCAATCCTTGAATCTACACAGGTTCTTGGTAGCGCAAACAATGATGTTAACGTCGTGAAGGGTGCACTAAACTTAATCGTTTGGCCGTTCCTTACAAGCACAACTGCTTGGTTCGTTGTTGACTCTAAGGCTCACGAACTTAACTTCTTCAAACGCAAGGATGATGGTGTTAAGGGTCCAGTATTCGATTTCGATACTGAGGCTGCAAAGTGGAAAGCTGTAGCACGCTTCTCAGTTGGTTATTCCGACTGGATGGGTATATACGGTAGCGATGGTACTACTTAGGAATAAGTAGCCTCGTCCTTAAAAGAGAGCCACCTTTCGGGGTGGCTTTTCTTTTTGTCTTCAGTGTATAATTCAAATATGACAGATATTATTGCAGTACTACCACAGGTATTCGTTGAAGGAAACCCCAAGAACCTACTCAAGGTTAAATACATCGACAATGGTGACGGTAGTTTTTCTCAGGCTGTAACTCTTCTAGGCGGTGGTACGAGCGAGACATCGTTTGCAGTACGCATGTTACCTGACGCTGGAAACCCTGCACTTATCTATGTAGGCAAGGCCCCAGTCGGCTCTGTAGAGTCAGCAGCAGTGTGGCAAATTAAGCGAATGAACACCACAACCATGCTTGAAATCGAGTGGCCCGCCTCTAGTTCTGAGTTCAACCAAGTATGGGATGATCGAGAAAGTTTGAGTTATGCTTAGGGAAGATGTAGAATAACATAAGGAGAATATGAAAATGTCTGATGTTAAGGAAGAAAATATAACCGAAGAGGCTGTAATAGATCAACCAGTCGATAAAACTGCTTCTGTTGTTTCAGTCTTAAAAGAGAAATTGTGTCGGCAGTACGACCTTACCCTTGACGAACTGAATGAAAAGGTTATTACTATTATAGATAACGAAATAACTTTGTCAGAGAAGAAAGGGAAAAAATAATGTCAAAAGCAAATGCTAGTGAGAATGACACGCTTGATGCAATTTTAAGGGCCGTAGATCCATCTTGGCGCTCCAATGCTAGTCGTTACATTGCTCTTTATACTGCTGACCCAGGTGAAGCTGGCACAGCCATTACCAACGAAGCTACTTACACAAACTATGCTCGTGTAACTGTAACCGCAGCAACAGGCTTCAGCGCCGCTTCTGGTGGGAGTTCAAGCAATACAGCTCAGATCACCTTCCCACAGTGTGGGGCTTCGGGAAACACGATTACTCACGTTGGCATAGTGACCACCACATCAGGTGCGGGGCAGCTTCTTTATTCGGGTGCGCTCAACAGCTCACTTGCAGTCTCTTTGAACATTACGCCGCTATTCGCAGCTTCAGGACTAACGATAACCGAGGACTAAGTATGTATTTATGTGAAGAGTGTGAACTAGGCATTGTCATGCAGCAAGACGGCACACCAGTAAGAGCTTGCGATCATACTAACGCAGGTATTTTAGCCGTTATGTCCTCCACTCTTTCTGGTGGTGGTGGGATGGAACAGACC